TCATTTAAAATTCCCTCCTACAGAACTGATATAAATTTCGCCTGTCGTTGTATTTCTTCTCACTGTCACTTTAAAACTAAATCCCCATTTTGAAGCGGTTTTTTGTTCATTTAAAAGTATAAAGTTTCTGCCCTCTCTTACAAATCTTGTCACATCTTCCCAAGTAGGGCTTGTATCATAGGCATTGTTGCAGGCTTCTATTATAAAATCTGCTCCTTCTGGTATCTGCCTTACTACATTCATAATGCCTACACTTGCTTCTGCATCTGTTTCAAAAGGTGTTTTTAATGTAAAAGCAATTTCATTTTCTTGCTTTTGAAATGTGATATTTTTTGTTGTAACACCACCATCGGTATCTGTTACTGTAATAGAAAGTGTATTTGTACCATTTAGTATACAAATAAATTCCTGCTGTGTTATCTGAAATGTGTATGTACTACCAGAAGTTGCTGTAAAACTCTTTTTCTGTACCCCATTTATTTTTTCTACTACAGTTAATTTGTTGCTTTCTTGGTCTGAAACTGTGTAGCTAAAAGAAAATGCTCCTGTTTTTAATCCTAAATTAGTACTGTTTGTGGTAATTACTGGCAGTTCATTGTTTATAATATTTCTAACTTGTGCTGTTTTATAAGCACCTTTTTCATTGTAACTATCATAAGCACAAACTCTGTATTGTACCGTATTCCAACCTTTTGTAATACTATCGCTATAACTTTTATTTGCACCTTTATAAATTTGTGTGTAAGTACCACTATTTACAGAACGTTCTAATATGTACCCTGATAAATTCCCATCGCTGTCTGTGGCTGCTGTCCAAGTTACTACTGCTGTTTTTCCTCCATAAATATTCAGTGGGACAGTAATACTTTGCGGTGCAGTAGGAACTTTATTATTCACTACAGTGCTTGTACCGCTTGCTTTATATCCACTGTGAGCACTACTACTATCATAAGCACGCACTCTAAACATTACTTGTGTTGCTTCCCCAAATGTTAGTGTTACAGATGTACTTGTGCTACTTCCTTGATATATTTGTGTCCAAGTACTTCCACCGTTTACGGATTTTTCCAATTTATATCCCGACAAATTCCCATCACTATCTGTAGATTTTCCCCAACTTACTGTAAATGCCCTTCCACCATAAACTGTTGAAGGTACTGTAATACTTGATGGTACCGTTGGTGCGACATTCGGTTTACTATAATATACTGTTGCACTGGAGCCTGTTTTATAACTGCTGCTACCTCCACTATTTACCGCTTTTACTCTATACTGAACTCTTGTTGTGCTAGAGTTTAAACTATAATCTGTATAACTGGTAGATGCCCCAGAATATACTTGACTAAATGAACCACCATTAATAGACCTTTCTAATACATAACTTGTTGCTCCTGATACACTCCCCCAAGATACTCTTGTAGAGTTATAGGAATTGATAGAAGTGCTATAGCTAATTGAAGATGGTGCAGAGGGTGTTGTTACAGATGGCGTACTAGGTGTATAACTTAAACTAACACCTTGTGATATTACAGTAGTTCCATAAGCATCTGCAGTCAAAATTTTTATCTGTCTTACATTTGCTACTGTTTTGCCTCCAGATGTGCTGCCACTAAACCTCGCATATCCGTCTTCATCTGCTGTTGCTGTTCCAGCACTACAATATTCTTCACGACCATACATATCATCGGAATCATACATTCCTCTGCATTTATATCTCTCTCCTGCTTTTAAACTATATACCAACACTACAAAGCTAGTTTCACTTGTTGCACGAACGCTTCCTATATATGCCACAATTATCCCTTCTTTCTAAATTTCATTTTTGATAGTTATATATTTATTTTTTAATATACCTTGATAACACGTATTAAACGTGTTATACTATATTTGTAACAATTAATACATATTTTTGGAGGTGAGATATGAGGGACAAAGATTTATTAAAACTACTCAAAAAAATGGTTGGGTAGTAAAGCGAGTAAGAGGTAGTCATCATGTTATACAAAAAGGTGATAAAATACAAATCGTCGTAGTACACAACAAAGATGTTCCTATAGGCTTGCTGGAAAAAATATTAAAGGAAACAGGGCTGAAATAAGCCCTCTTCCATTTATTCATATAAGGAGGTATATTATGTTATTTATTTATCCTGCTGTTTTTCATAAAGAAAATAATTCTTATTGGGTAGAGTTTCCAGACCTTGAAGGCTGCCAAACATATGGCGACACTTTAAATGAAACTATGGAATATGCTCAAGAAGCATTAGCTGCCTATTTATTAACATTACTAGAACAAAATTTGTCTTTAGCACAACCATCTGACATATCTTCCATATCATATAGTGCAGATAGTTTTGTTACACTTGTAACTTGTGACATTAACCAATACAAAGACACAAAAGCAGTGAAAAAAACATTAACTATTCCTGCTTGGTTAAATGAAAGAGCATTAGCAATGAATATCAATTTTTCTCAAGTATTGCAAGAAGCTCTTTTAACCAAAATACAAACAAAATAAACAGGGGTTTTTACTCCTGTTTTTTTAGCACTCCAGTCGTTTTTTATTTTTATTCCACACACCTTTTGTAAGCACTATACCATTTAATGTTTCAAATGTTACCAAAAACGGATTTTCTTTAATGTCATAAAACAGTGCATTTTCAAGCCTTTCTATTCTTGCCTTCAAATCTGCATCTAACAATGTTTTCAATTTAGGGTGGGCGTTTTCATCTTCATTGTGTTTTTTTATCAAATCCTTCATATCTAATAAAAACTCTGGCAGTAAATTGATAGTTAAAAATCTCCTTACTTCTTCTGCTGTCATAAAAGAAAGTGCTGGATAAGCAATTACTACTTCTACTTCATCTGATATTGCAATACTTACGGGATATCTTCTGACATCTATTGCACCATTTTGTTTATAAGCCATTACGTGTTGCGGAAAATCTCCCAATGTTGCATAATATAATAATATTTCTTCCTCTCCATCTCTCGCAAATATACCAAATTCATTTATCCAAAATTCGTGCTGCAATCCTCCATTCAAATCACTTCTATATTCTACTATAAATGAAACAACATCCTCTTCTGCAACAGGTTCTGTTGATGTAGCTTGTGCTACTGGCTGTATCAAATCATCAAAATAGGCAGGGCTTTCTTCTCCTAAATTTCCACTGCCTACCATTACTCTTGTAATCTCTAACTGTTCTCCTGCCACCAGTTTTGCAAGCAATTTCCTTCCCTTTACTGTTATCATAAATCCTGGTTGTATTCCTTGATTTTGTTCTAATTCTTCCTTTTCTATTTCCATATTACCACTCCTCACAGTATAAATATTTTAATGTGGTTTTGGTCTAATCTTTTCATTACTCTAAAACGTGTTTTCTGTTCCGATATTGTAGCAATACCGCCTTCTCCCACTTTACACCAGCCATTTTCTTCACAACTGCCATCATCTATTGCAACCAATTTGCCCAATATTCCTACTGCGTCCCATTCTGGACGTTCTGAACGTGGTATATATTCTTGTGTGTTATCATATTCTGGATTAAGTTTTGGTCTTATTTCTGTATGTGCTTGCTCTATTACTACAGTTTCAGTAACTTCTTCTCCTTCTTCACTTACTGTTACAATTTCTTCTGTTCTTTCTGGAATTTCCACTTCCTCTAATATAGGTTGTCCATATATTGTCGTTAAGTGCATATTTCCCCAAGTATCATCTCTCACATCACCACAAACAGAAGGACAAGCTGAAACAATGCCTAATATGTAATCATCTTCTGGTGTAGCTACACGAATTTTATCTTCTTCTAATGTCACAAATAATCCTGTCCTATCTTCTTTTTCAACATTTCCATCTAGCCATTCCAACATTTCTGCATAGTCTGCACCGCTAGATTTGAATGTGCTGTTGGAATAAACTCCATTTGTATTTGTTACTCTCAAACAATTACTTCTTGCAGTATCGCTTGTACCATTGCCTATAATAAATTTGTCTGTTTCTGCTGTACTTTCTTTGTTGTATTTTCCTATTGCTGTTTGATAATTAGCACTTGCTTTTGTGTAATAATTAGCTGCATGAGAATATTGTCCGCTTGCTATAGATTTATTTCCTTCAGCGTGTGCTCCTGAATTAGTTGCCTTTGTTTCAAAACCTTCTGTATGAGAAGACAAACCACTAGCTATTGTATAACTTCCTTCTGCATGAGAAATAGCTCCTTCTGCAGTTGACCATTGTCCTTCCGCATGCGACTCTGCTCCTTTTGCTGTTGTTCCATATCCTTCTGCATGAGCATCTGAACTTCCTACATTTGTACCTCCACCTTCCATAACAGCACCATTTATTCTTATATCTCCATTAATTACTACATCTCCACTAATTGTACCACCTGAACTAGAAAACGCTCCTAACTTAGACCTTGCAGCAGCAGCTGTTGTTGCCCCTGTGCCACCATTTGCAATAGGCAATGTACCAGTAACGCCAGGTGCAATATTTTCTGTACCATCAAAACTTGAACTACTCGTACTAGCTAAATTCGTTCGAATTGTTCTAGCCGTATACAATCGACGTGCATTTGCTGTTAACATTATCCAATGATTACTATAATATATAAATTCTACTGCTTGTTTTGCTTCCCATTGATTTAAAGGAGCATAGGTACCTACAACACATGATATTGGTTTAGCACCTGTATTATTTACATTTAAGGAAGGACTACTTTTTGCATGACTATTTAAAAAATATACAATAATTCTTGCACCTTCTACTAATACAAATCCTGGTAACGCAACTACCTTTGCAGCAACATCTGCTGCTGTTTCACATACTCCAAAATGCACAATATTTGCACTACCATCAAATGGCATACCGTCTATTGTTCTAGCTGTATTCAACTTAGTAGCGGAATTAGCCACTCCACCCGCAGAAGAAGACCCTGCATAATTGTGTGTATGAGATGTATTTGATTTTTTAGCTAATTCTTCTGTCATTGTTGTGATATCAGCCTTTTTATCCAATTCTATCTGCATTGTTTCACTATCTGCTTTTAATGCCAGTGCATCAGAAACTATTTCGGCATCTGCTTTTTTATTCAGTTCTTCTTGCATTGTTTCGGCATTTGCCTTTTTTGCCAATTCTTCCGCAACTGTTTCTTTATCTGCTTTTTTATCCAACTCTAATACAATATTTGTACTATCTATTTGCTGTTGCAATATTTCTTCTATTTCTTCTATGTCAACTTTTTTGTCTAGTTCTGTTTGTACCTCTTCTTTATCTGCCTTGCCTGCTAATTGTTGTATTACATCTTCTTTATCCACCTTTTTTCCTAGTTCTGTAAACATTTCCATTTCATTGGCTTTTTGGTCTAATGCTTCCTGTACTACTTCAATATCTGCCTTTTTGTCTAATGCTTGTTCTATTGCTTCAGCATCTGCCTTTTGATTTAATATCTGTTGAACTGTTTCTGTATTCGCTTTCTTAGCAAGTTCTTCTGTTATTACCTCTATATCAGCTTTTTGGTCTAATGCTATTTCTACATCTTGAGCATTTGCCTTCGTATCAAGTGCTTGTTCTACTGTTTCAATATTTGCTTTTTTCTCCAACTCTGCAAGTATACCATTTTCACTTTCTGCTAAAACACCTTCCAAATAAGGCAAAGCTTCTATTTCTACAAACTCCTTCATTCTTTGTTCTGTTACAAAAGCTACAGGAGCATATTCCAATGTTACATTTACATCATCTTTTAAACCATCAGCCACTGTAATCGCAACAGGATATTTTTTGATATTTACTTTTCCATTTTCGTATGCTTCTATATATTGCGGATACTCTCCCAATGAAGCATAATACAGTAATATTTCATTTTCTCCATCTTGGGCAAACACACCAAATTCTTTCAACCAAAATCCTTGTTGCGATCCACCATTCAAGTCATTTCTATATTCTACTATAAAAGAAATCACACCATTTTTCACAACAGGTATTGTGGAAGTAGCCTGTGTCACTGGCTCTATCAAATCTGTAAACTGTTCTGGAGATTGTCCTTGTGGCAGTTCTCCCTTTCCTACCAATACTCTTGTAATGTTTAATTCTTGTTTTGTTGCTACCAATTCTGCAAGCAATTTTTTACCTGCTTGTGTGATTACAAATCCCCTTGACAATACTTATCACTTCTTTCTTTTGTTTTCCATTTTCTATATCTTCATTTCAGACAATGTTGTTTGTTCTATTTCACACCAATCTGCCACCACATTCATCACTGCACTTGTTTTAAATTCCAATTCTGGCAATGTCGTTTCCATAATATTTTGAAATGTGCTACCTATTTGTATTACTGTTTTAAATTGATAGTTGTATTCTATTTCTGCTAGTGTTGTTTCTGATATGGGTCTGAATACAGCACCACCTACATATAGTGTTTTTTGTGGCAGTGGCAATTCAGAGGCAGTTTCTGTATTTTGTTTTACTCCTTCTGGACGAGGCACAATATAGCCATAATGTACTAAATTTTTTTCTAAAGATGTTAAATCTCCTACTACAGTAACATTCATAGACATATCTTGATTATCTTTAATATGTAATTTATAATCAGGAAACAAATTTTGCCACAATATATAAATACTTGGAATAGTACCATTCCAATGATTGATACCTATTTTGGCTCGAATAACTGTTCTATAAATATTATCTTCTAATACAGAACTCATATTTTCTTCAGGCTGAAATGTTAATTCTCTTTGTCTACCTACCAATTCACCAAGTATATCAAGCTGTTTTCCTTGTGCTATATCCAAATCAAAACAAATATTAATACTTTCTGCACATTTTTCTATATCTTCTATTTTTTCCAAAAGACAACTTAGCCATTGTAATAACTTTGGTTTTCTATGTTCTGGCACAATCAAATCTAAATACTTTTTATTTTCCATATCAGTATTTACTCACCACCTACCTACAGCACAATAATTTCAACATTTTCTACATTTCCTCTTGTGACTTCTTGAAACAATATTTCGATATCCTCTGCTTTTTGATTTTCACTTTCTGTACCAGCTTTTACTTCTGTAATAGAAAAAGAAGGTGTTTTTAAATCTTGCATAGCATACAATGCAACACCCCATATTGCCGAAATAGATAAATCATCACCTATTCTTAATCCATTCAAATATTCTGCTATATTCTGTTTTATTTTTTCTCCTAATTCCACTGTATAACCATATAACGCTTTTATTTTTACTGTTACAAAAATATCTTTATACACTGGTCTAAAAAATGAAATTATGCTTTCTTCTTCTTTTCCATAACAATCAAGTATTGTAACCGCTATTTTTTCTGTACCATATGTTCCAGTACCTGGTGTTTTTCTCAAATAAATTTCCTCTGCAATTTCTTTATTATCTCCACCTTCTACTACAGCAGCAATACTATGTCCTGGTATACCATTTTCATCTGGCACACTATCAAAATTTTCATATACTCTTTGTCTTATTACACCACTAATTTCAGCAATACCGCCTATTGTTCCTTCTAATACCGTTTTAGAAGGTTTACAAGTGCTTATATTTTGTCTTGCCCTCAAATTTCCATCTGTTTCGAATACTTGTCCTTTTATAGCGTCCTGTTCATTTATCACACTTTCCCAGCCTGCTGTTGGTGTGCCTATTTTGCATATTTCATTTGCTTTTGCTGTATGGTCAAACTCTTGACAAGTAGCTGTTACTTTTATACTTCCGCTTTCTGGTATCATTACTTTTTCTGGTAAATCCCATTTTACCCCTTGTATATCTTCTGCAATACCATATACTATTTGTGTTTTAGCTGTTCCTGTTATTAATATGTCACAAGTGCTTTTTGTTTTGACTTTTCTTTTCATACCATTTATTTTAATAATACTATCTAATGCAGAGCCTATTGCTGTTTTAGGGCTTCTATTTTCATATATATTCTGTAATAATTCCATAGCGTCATATATTTTTGACGCTTGTGCAGATATAATTTCATAATCTTGACTGTCATTTTCTAAATAAACATCAGAACCAAAAATAGACTTAGCATTCTCCACTAAGTCCTCTACAATATCTGTATATCTAGGAATATGTATTCCTTTTTCATCTATATAAGGTTTAAAATAACTCAAAAAAGAAACACCTCCTATTTTTTTAAATTTCTATTAAAACAGTACCATATACTGTTTCTACAACACAATTTGCAATATATACACGATTTTGGAAACTGCTTTGATAACTTTTGATTTCTTTGACATCTTTTGTTTGTGCAATACGTTCTGAAATCAATATATCTATCATTTCTTTATTATCACCATATGCTGCTAATATTTTTTCAAATAGTGGCAATCCATCTTCTGTATTTTCCCACCATTGCCCATAAAGTAGCCCTAATCTTGTTTGTATTGCTTGTGCTACTGCTTCTTTGTCTTTTTTCATACTATTTTGCCCTAATGTATAATCTCCATTTTCATCTAATATTCTGTATTGCAAAAAAATCTCTCCTTATTTTGGAGTTTGTGTACTACCTCCACCTGTTTCTACTCCACTATGTGTATGACCTGCAAATGAAATGCCTCCTATTACTGCATCTCCAGTAATATTGACATTACCTTTTATGGTTGATGTACCATCTGTACCAATACGACTGCCATTTATTGTAGTTACTCCAACAATATCTGTTGTTCCTTCTATTCTAATATTTTTAGATTTTAACAATATGCCTTGTTCTGATATTTGTATATAATCTGTACCACTATCATTTCTAATTTGTACACCTTCCATACAAACATTTTTTAGTGCTTTTGGTACACTTGTAATACCCAATATAGCACAAGCGTCTGATAAATCATGCCGCCTTTTTTCCGCTTGATTTTGTATTCCCCCTGACTGCCACCAACCATCTATACACATATCAGAAAACACAAGCAAACATTCATCTCCTGCTTTTACCGGAAACGTTATGCTATATCCTCCTGCTCTTGGAAATTGTACAGGTACATCAGAAAGTTCTGGTAATGCTACAGATTGTCCTTGTAATGTATCTTTAATCGCTGGCTGTACTGACGCTGTTTGTTTTTGTGGGTCAAATTGTACAATGATTGCAGGAATTGCTACCCTTGCATTTTGAATATAGTTTTCTGTCATTACTTTTAGTGCTTCTTCCTCATTGCCTATCCATTCACTAATATTCATATTTTTTCTCCTATCTCATACAATCTCCTGTTACGGGAACTGCTCCAGTTTGTGCGACTGCTGTAAATTCTGTATACCATTCGTCTCCTCTGGTATCTCCCTTATGTGCTATTTTAATGATTTTAAATATACCAGCACCAGCTATATTTTTTAATTCGCTGTTTCTGTCTGCCTTTTGTCTTTGTATAGAGGACAAATCTATTGCTACCATTTTATTCAAATCTAATAGCGGATTTAAAAGACAAGTTGCTTGTATTCCTTCCTCTGTCTGTTCTGGCATACCAATCAAACCACTTTTTCCATTTAATTGTATTACTTCATTTGTTGGCAAATCCATTGCTTTTATAAACTCTATTTTATTGTTATTGATATAAAATGCTGCTTGTTCACTTTTGGCTATTTGTCTAAAATAATCTCTTGTTAATCCAAAAAGTGCTTTTCCTCTTGGTAATGCTGTTGGAGTTAAATTATCAGAAAGCTGTCCTATTTCTAAAGCATTTGTTGACTGCTTTGCTATATTTTCTAAAACATCTCTTTGTGTTTGCCCTGCTCTAAAAGAAGCATTTATAATACCTTTGTTATAAAACAAATCACCATCTTGTGACACTAATGTTAATGTATATGTTGTATTGTCCTCTTTTCCTCTCAATGGCTGTACAATATCTCCCGAAAAAATAAGGCCATACTGTGGATTTTGATACCCTGCCTCCAGTATGACCTTTGCTCCTTCTTTTATAATGCTGTTTTCTGTTTGTGCAGATAGATTATATAACACAATTTCTGCATAATTTGGTGTTTCTGATAATGATTTTTCTATTTGGAAGGTACATCGTAATGTAGATACATCTATACCAATACCATTTATATCACTCACAATTACTCTGTATTTTCTGCCAAAAAGCACATTTTCTCCAAATTCACTCAACAGTATCCCCCCATATCAATACAAAATCTGTCCCCAAATTTGTGACATCTGGGTTTTCTTGTTTAATAGAAGCATTTACTTTTACTACATACATAGCACCAATATGCAAATAACTATATTGCTCTAAAACATTCGCTGCTGGATACTCACTTGCCAATAAAGGTATTCCAGAAAGTATCACTTTACCTGTATTACCATCTGCAATATCTATATTCCAATATTCCCCTACACTGTTGTATCGTATGGTACATAAAAAAGAAATATTTTTGTTGTCAATAGGTACTTTTACTTGCATTTGTTGATTAGGTTCTGTTGTAAGTGGTATCATACAGTAGTTGTATTCTTCCATATCTTCACCTTCTTTTCACTTTAAGACAATAAAAAAACACCTTTCGGTGTCTTTTTATTTAGTATTGTGCTAATGTTTCCCAAACTTCTGGAAATGAGCATTCTCCGTCAGTTAACCAGACTTGATAATCTTCTGCCATCAATACCCATACAGCAGCAGGTTCTAATTTACTAAGAAGTAGCCTCATTGTTTCATAATCTTCATTGTTTTTTAATTGTTCTATTGCTTGTTTTACATCTGAAGACATATCTTCATTCATTTTTTTTGTAAATTCATTAATAGCTATTTCCATTTCTGGGTCAAATATTTCTGTTGTTCCATTACCATTTATCACAACAGCATTTCTTGAACTATCCCAATCTACTGTATATCCCATAGCCTCCAATACAGCCCTTACTGGCATATAATTACTAGCGTTCTTTTCTCCCTCTTTTACAACTGAAACCATAGGTTGTGAAAGTGACAATGTTTGCCCGTTATAGATTACTTGATTTTCATTGAATGTAGCTGTTTTAATACTTCCTGCTGCAAATGCCGTTGTTAATCCTATTGCCCCAACTAGAATACCAGCTACAAATGATTTTAAATGTTGTTTCATTTTAAATATTCCCCCTTCAAATAACATGATATTAAAAATATATCACATTTCTACAAAAGTCACAATAATGTTCTTTTATTTTTTTAAAAAAGTATTTACTGTCCAATCTCCAAACCCCCTTAAATTTGACTTATTTACTATTTTTTCTTCTACTTTTTTCTGTACTGGCTTCGAAATATTCTTTTTAGGGATAGGTTGTACTGTTCCCTTTTTTGTTGTACCTGTTTTTTGTGGCTCCGCACTCGTTTTATTTTCAATCGTAACCGTTTGTGTTTTTGCTGTTATAATTTCTGTCAATGTTACAGTTACTCTCAATCCAAACAATGTGGTATAATCATCTGGAGCTGTAATATTTTCAATCAACATATTTTTATATGTTTTTAATCTGGTATGTACTGTTAAAGGTTTTCTTTCTGCCTGCAATTTTAAAAGGGTATCATAAGCACTCACAGAACGAGTATATTTTTGCTGGAATTGCCCAGCTACATAACTGACACAAGCGTCACTCATGCCGATTTCCATTGTAATAGTTTGTGGTTCTAAATAAGCATGGTCTGCTATATTTGCCCCTTCTTCTACAGGGTGACTTGTTATAGTGAGTTTACTTGTGTGGTCTACTTTTAAAAAGGCATCAAAAAAATATCTTTCTATGTTTGTTTTAATTCCTACTAACTGAGGTATGTTTTCTTCTGTAAAAGGCGACATTCCATAAGAAGCCATGTTACACTCCTTTCTGCATAAAAAAACACCTACTTAATTTAAAGTAGATGTTTTCAAAATAAATCACTATGCGTTCCTGTCCTTGTTAAAGTAAGTATCAATGTATTATGATTTATTTTATAAATTAATAGCCAATCAGGCATAATATGACATTCTCTATGTCCTTGATAATCACCAGATAAGCTATGGTCTTTATATTTTGGTGGTAATGGTTGTTCATTACACAATATTTCTAAAACATTTTCTAGCAATTTAAGATTATATCCTCTTTTTATTATATTTTTATAATCTTTTTTAAACTTCGTAGAATATAGAATATCAAGCATTTAAGTCCTCCATTAGTTCTGCAACACTATGAAAAGGTCCTCTTAAATTTCTTTCATTGTTGACATCATCAATAGCTTGTAGTGTTTCCTCATTTGGAATATGAAGTGATACTTCAAAGGGAATACCTCTTTGTCTAACCATTGTTTTAGCAAAAATATTGATAGCAGATGTCATAGTTAGTCCTAATTCATTACATAAATTATCAAATTGTTTTTTTAGGTTTTCTTCCATACGTATATTTACATTTGTTTGAGCCATAAATAACACCTCTTTCAATTTTATATGTCTATTATACTATTATTTATTGACAATGTAAATATATTTATAGTGCTCCCTGCAAATTCCTTATTCTTTTCTGAACGGTTCTATCAACTGCTCTTGCTGTAGATTGTGGTTTTCCTGATGTATCATGTATAGTATATTTTGATGTCATATCAATAAAATATTGATTAGATACGTTTTGATTATTTGTTTGATATGTCGTTGCTGTCAATACTGTTTGTAACTTTTCCATATTATTCGTTGCCTGTTCCATAAATCCCTTTGCTTTTTGTAATTGCTTTGGCTGAAACCTCGAAAGCCCTAAATAATCTGCACCTTTCTGCAAAAGTTGTTTTGCTCTATCTTTTTTGGTTAATGGTACTATCAATTCTGGCTGATTTCCTTCTGCAATTTCTGCTACTTGGTGTTGTGTCACAAGTCCGCCTTCTGCATAGCCATTTTCACTCTTTCCACCAAATACAAAATTTTTTACACCGCTTAATTTCTCTCCAATGCCACTAAAAGTATCTTTTATTTTTGCAACTTTTGCTTCAAACCAGCTTACAATAGGTTCAAAAACATTTTTAATATTGTTTACAGCTTCTGTAAACTTTTGTTTGATATGTTGTGGTATACTTGCAAATTTATTTTTAATTTCATTTACTTTATTCTGAAACCAATTTACAATGGGAGAAAATACTTGTTTGATTGCAGCAACTACTTTTGAAATGAGATTTTTAAAAAAAGCAACAATATTATTCCAAATAGCGACAACAGATTGATAGGCTCCTTCAAAATCACCTTGTATCAAACTTTTTATTACTGAAAAAATTAATTTGATATTTTCCCATAACATTTTAAAAAAATCTATGTAAATACCTACATAGGTTTCAATGATGGTAGCAATTGCCTGCATTATTCTGCCAAAAAAACTTTCTGAACTTGCAAATTTCTCTTTAAAAGCATTCCATTTTTGCAGTATAAAATCAACTGCTGTTATCATAACTTCTTTTACTTTATTGCCAAAAGCAATAAAAAACGCTTTTACTTTATCCCAATTTTTGATAACAAGTATTGCAATGGTAATTAGTGCAGCTACTGCTAATACAATCAATCCCATAGGAGAAGTAAAAAAACTAATTGCTGAACTAACTCCTTTTGCTATCATAGTACCTGTTGTTTTTATTGCTCTGATGGCTCCTTTTCCTGCTTTGACACCATATTTTACAACAGTATTCACTGCTTTTTTTCCAACACCTACAATCTTTTTGATAGCAGACATTCCTTTATTTGCTATGCCTTTTACAATAGACATTCCTTTGTTGGTAACTTCTTTTACAGTTGCAACCCCTTTTTGCTTTAATGCAACAAAATACTTTGAAGCTGCTTCTTTATATTCTGAAAAAATTTTTTTCCAGTCCTTTTTTCCTTCTGGAGAATTTTTTGAAGTGTTTTTTAAACTTTCTTCCCAGCTTTCCGTAAATTTTTTCATTTTCTCTGTTGTAGATACCATTTTATCGCCAATACTGTCAATTTTCTCTCCAATATTACCAATTCCTTTTATAACGCCTTTTCCTACCTTCCAACTTAAAAAAGCGATACCAATTCCTTTTATAACACCTTCCAAAGAACTGAATTGATTGACAACAATTAGAATCCCTTTGACAATACTTGCAACACCATTTAACAAGCTGAGTAATGTTGGTAGTCCAACAGATACTATCCATTCTAAAAATGTTTTGCCTTTTCCTCCGAAACTATCTAAAAACGCCCTACCCACATTTTTTAAAGTATCTATTATTAAAAGTAATATTTCTCCTAATTTTGAAAATAACTTTTTTATTTTCTCAATAGAACCACTCTCTTGAAATTGTTGAAAAAGGTCTTTTATAAAATCTTTTGTATTTAATATTCCTTGTCTGATATATTCCATAGCGTCAATAAAAGACTGTTTAAATTTTTCTATTGCTCCACTGTCTTTTAATGCATTATAAATATCAATAAGCTTTTGCCAAAATCCACCAAGTAAAGCCTCTCCACCGTCTATATAAACAAAGAAATCCTCTAGCAAAAGTAATGCAGCTGTAATAATAAACATCAATTTTCCAATAGGGCCTGCTCTAATAAATAATGCTAGTGCAGCTAATAACGCTGTTACAATTTTGATTTCTTTTGGTATCATATCAAATATTTTTTTGATAGCGTTAAATATTGCCTTTGCCCCTCTTATAATAGTAAGCCCTAATCGCATAATAGAGGAGAGAAAAAAGCCCATACTTTTTGACCATTTTGGAATATTTTTTAATACGACATCATTCAAACTACCAAATAGTTGTTTTGCTTTTTCAAGAGGCTGATGTAAATATTTCATAGTATAATGTCCTATCCATGTAAGGGCAAGCATACCGATTTGTTTTAGTCTTAAAAATTCTACTTTCATATCACTTACTTGCTGTACCCCTGTAGACATATCTGGTATTTGTATTTTTTGTGCGTCTTCTTGCAATATTTTAAACTGTTCCTGCAATTCTTCGCTTGCTTCAATATCCTCCATAGATACGCCCATAGCGTCAAGTGCTGTTTTTAAGCGGTATGCTTCCTCTCGACTTTTTCCTATTTCCTCTGCATAGTCTGCTACCTCTTGTTCTGCATTTGCTATATGATTTAAAAATTTTGCTATTCCTACACTGGTTGCTCCAATCAGTGAAACTACTGCTGCACCCGCAGTTACAAATTTTTTTGCAAATCCTTTTGTAAAACTATTTACTTCTTCATCTGCTTCTTCAAGTGCTTCTCCCAACTTTTCAGTAAAATTATCCTGCATACCAAGTGATACAAGATATTCCTTAATATATTCAGAAGCTGGCATTTTTTCTCACCTCTCTTTCCTGCTCCATATGTTCCTGTTCTCGTCTTTCATTTTCATTTTTTACAATCATTACCTCTGTAATATCCAACAAATCATCTAATGTATATGTCCCGTCCCAAATTTGACATTGTTTCCAGTATCCAGCCAACACAGGAGCATACAACATATCCTCTACATTTTCACATTTTGCTTGAACATATCCACAACTGGACTGAACTTGGAACGCCAAAGGCTTACGTCGAAAAAACCTTCATAATTAAACACTAATACTTCTGTAACAAGTCGCAATGTCAATATCACATCTGTATCTACTCCTGTTACACCATAAGTACCATCTATATTTAAAACATTTGCTGTACCTGCTGGAAGTATTTCGCTGCAATGCTGTAAAGAGGTATCAATTACTTTGTCTAAATCTTTATCTTCTAATGTATCAAGACAATTTTGTATTGCTAAAAACAGTTCATTTTCTTTTACTATTTCTATTTGTTTTTGTTTCTTTTCTTCAAAGAACATAGAAAAAGCTGGCAATGCCTTTGCTAATATCGTTTTTGCCAGCTTCAAACTACATTTTGCATTCATTTTTCTAATGAGAAATGTTCTTTCTTCTACTTGTATTGTTTTTGTATTTCCATTCATACTAAAACACTCCTTTTAATATTCTTGCAAATCTCCAGCTAAAAATGCCCATGAAATTTGTTGTCCTGTCTGTTGATACGCTCCATCAGGCTTTTTCTGAAATGACATATTTGTTGCTGTATGCGTTACTCCCATTACTTTACTTTCTGCCATCAAAGAAATTTGAGCCCATTCAGAAGAAGATGCTGTATACAAATAGTTAAACATCTTTCTTAAAAATTGATTTGCTTGTGATGTCTGTTGTACTGATATGGTAACAGTACCATTTCCAGCCCTTATTTTTGATGTCATAACAGAGCCATCTGAAGCAACATCATGTGCAGACGAGTCATTTGCCATAGCAAACGTAATAGAACCTAGTCCTGTACCTTGAAAAACAAATTGCCCCACTGATGGGTGTGATAATGTTACAGATAAATCTTCAAACGCATATGTACTGTGATGCATTTTCTCATCTCCTTTATTATTAAAGATTACCTATTTACATCAATTTGCAATACTACAGAATGTACTGCACCTGCTAATTTTAGAGGAGTATAAATAGGTGGTGCCATTCTAGCATCTCTATCTGCTTGACTTTGTTCTGAAATAGGTTCTGACAATATCATATATCCTTCTGGCATAGTATCTCCTTGCGATAATTCTAATATATCAGGACCATTCCATACACCTGGTGCAATAAATCCAATTCTAACTGCCTTATCTAAATCTGACTTGATTGCCAATTTAATAGACAACACACCTGCTTCTGTTTGTGGTATTTTAGGTCTGCTTTTTAATAAATCCATTATAGACATCTGCATATTGTTTGCAAGCATATCTAAATTCAATATCTCATCAAACCAAGTACCATCTGCCATAACACCATTTTCAAACATATTATAAGCGTCATCGCTTCCACGACTGACATAATAATTACCATTATTTTTTACTAAATTTGTTACCTGCTGGCTTGTTAAATCATCTGGTATCACACCTACTTCTGTTTTAAATTTGAGTGTATAAGCACTATTTATCGTTGCTGTATTTGCTCCCATAGCATAGCCCATAATCGCAACAATAGCATAAGGTGTGTTATAATACTGTCCTATACTTCTGCGATAACTTTTTTGTTTCAATATCTCAAATACATTTCCCTCTATTCCTTCTATTGTGTCACTATCATTTGTTGTAAAAAATTGCACACAAGAAGGATATGCTGTTTCTACATAGCTTGCAATATCTAATATTTCCTGTTTTGTTGCACCACAATAACTTACTGCATACCAATCTGTATTTTTTGCTCTGCAAGCCTGCAACGCTTGTAATATTGTTTCTGTTTCATTTTCTGTTTCTATTTCTTCTACTTCCTCTAATTCATCATTTATTTTATATCGTCTGCCTACTGCCAAACGACTTGGCTTTTTCTCTGCTGAAAAATACAACTGTGCAGCTTGATATTCTGGCATATCTTCTGTAAATCCTGCTTCTGTCATTTCCTCTAATCCACTATATACAACAACTCTTTTCTCTAATGGTATGACGTTACTATCTCCTATAATCAACGCAACATTAAATCCTTTTCTGACTGCTGCTTTAGGAGATAAATTGACAATTACTTTTACAATATCATCTAATTTCAGATTTGACACTTTTGATTAGCTCCTTTCCATTTGTTACTGTCGTTGCTGTTACTGTTACACTTTCTATAGATTTGATTGCTTCTTCCCTTCTAACATATTCATTAAATATTACTGTTACATCAACTCTATTCCACCATTGCCCATTAATAAGTTCTGGTACTCTTTTAATTGCTGCAATTGGCGGAACAACAAAAAAATGATGTCTTTTCAAATATTCTCGTATTCTTTCTCTTTTAAAGCCATCTCTAATATCTCTAGCACATTCATAAGCATTAGGACCATAATTTGCAAAAAGTACTGTATGAATATCTGTATGTTCATCTACTTCTATAAAATCTCTTTTTTGTTCGTCTAACTCATAAGTAACATCACTTAATCCATTGTAACTGCCATCTTGTGGTAATTCATATATGAAACATACATCTTCTTCTCTTTTCCATGTAGGTGTAGTGTCTGATTGTTTATTTTTTATATCAGACCCCCAAGGAAAGCGTATTCTTTTTTGATTTTGCTTTTCTTCAGGATTGATATTCCATATTTTACACAACACAATAAAAAACATATCTTCTATTTCTTCTACTGTTTTAATCTGTTCCAT